TCAAGTGTTACATCATTCCAACTGTTGATTAGTGTGTAAACACTCTCCTTGCCATCTTTATTTATTTGTAATCGCATATTATATAATAGAATTTTTGGTTATTTAGTTTAAAATCGTATATTTGACCTCGTTTTCAATAAAGTTTTTGTTTATTAAGGGTGCAGTTCTTAGGGATTGCACCTTTTTTATTGAACAAAATACCTACCATAATTAGCATCTAACTCAAAAAACATTCTCATAGCTAAGGCATCAGAATAGTCAGGCGAACGACCTATTATGTCTTTTACAGTTTCTTTAGGTATTATCTTTAGCTTGTTGTCTTTGTCTGCATCTTTTGTCCTTACCTGCTCTAACTCCTCAATGATTTGGTTTTTAATATTTATATCAGGACATTCAATACCAATTTGTGCAGTATTTACTAAGTCAGCTAATTTATAATAGCATTGAGTTTTTAAGTTTTGATAGTTTTCTCCTTTGATTGCCTTTGAGTTATTTACAAAACCTCGGCAACGCATATAATCTTTAACACCACCACCCACACCATCTTCATCAACTATAATATTTGTTAGTTTAACTGCATATTGTTGTTGTAACCTTCTAATTTCCTCAACAACCTCATTTACAGCCGATTTAAGCAACGTTCTTATTTTTATGATATGAAGCCCTTCCCAATACATTATAACTGTTTTATCGCTTCCAAATCGTGCAACATCACAACTGATGTATTTATCGCCTTCTTTCCCAAACTGACTAAATAAGTTAAGTATAGCATCATATTCTATTAAGTTATCGTTAGTAGCATCATATTCCCAATTACCAAATAGTAATCTTTGTTTACTTAATTCATCTAAAGTGAGTAGTTGTGATTTGTAATGCTTTGAAATAAATTGATTGTCATCTACAAGGCTTTGTATAAACTTTCTGTGGGGTTTTTCTACACCTTCCTTTGCAGGTTTATAGTATTGAGTATATACCCAATTCTTAGCAGGGTTACAAGTCATTAACAATTTAGGTATAATACCATATTCGTCTAATTTATACCTCATTCTTGATGCTACTATGTTCTTAGCTTTTTCTGTTATCTGATTTGCTTCATCTATAAAAGCAGCAGTAATTTCAAGTGAACCCAAACTGTCAAAGTTCCTGTCTGATGGGTAAAGGAAAAGGTCTTTAAGTATTATCTCACTTCCGTTATAAAACTTAATGATGTTAGAACCTGCATTGAAGTTATAGTGCTTATTAGCTAAGATACCCCAAGTCTGACATACTTCGAAGAAAGTATTTAGAGTGGTCTTTTTTAAACTATCTAACTTAGACCTGCCCATTAAGTATCTTGTCTTAGGGTATTTAATACATAAAAGAATCAACCAACTACAACCAACCCAAGACTTACCACCACCTGCTGCACCACCAAATAATACTTCTGTTGTTTTGTTGTCAAATAGATATTCTATCGCCTGTCCTTGTGTGACAGTAAATTCAGTATCAATATTCAACCCCTTTTATATTTACATTAATTTTAATTGGTTCATCTCCTGATGTTAAATCTAGTTCGTTACGTTCTACATATCCTCTTTTCTTACCCTTTGTCTTTAAAAAGAAAATAGTTGCCGAGGTGTTTCCATCTCCTATCTGCTTGTGTAACTGACTTTCCCCAAAGTCTAATGCTATGTTCTCAATGTCTTTTACTGCCTTAGCAAATTCCTCATCTTCGTTTAACCATTTGTAATATGTTGAACGTGGAACATCAGAAGATTTACAGGCAACTGTCACTACCCCTAAAGACTTTTCCAATGCTTTTAAAATACTTTCCTTTTTTATGTGTCTATCTTTGTTCATATTATATTCCTTTAAATGCTTTTAATGGATAGAATATTAATGAGTTTCTATAACCATCATCAGCTATTGGTTTAATTGGTGTTACTCCGTGTACGTTTCTCCAAGCAGGATATACTAGCATTGAGTTATCAGCCTGTTCAAATGTTGCATTATAGTCAGGTACGTTTAAACAACCACCATTAGCATTGTTTCTTTTTGTGAGGATTATGTTTACTGTTCCTTCTAAGTTTCCTGTATCTCTGTGAAATGGTGCTGATATGTTAAAATTAGATATACTGCTTGTAAACATATTTCCAAACTTCCAGTCTTTTTTTATTTCTTTAAACAGTTCTATTTGCCTGTCGTATATTTCAGGAGTTAATTCTTTCACTATCTTTTCAGCTTCAACACAGGCTCCCCACATTGCCTTGATAAATTTCTTTGCCTTTGGTTCTCTGTGTACTGAAGATATTGATGGGTAAGGTCTTCGCATATGTGGTTTAGGTGGTATTGAGCCAAGTATAGAACTCATCTGTACAGTTCCCATTGCTTTAGCTTCTTTTCGTGTCATTCCTTTTTTATATTTATTAGCAAAAACATCACTTCTTTCTAATAATGACTTAGGCACATTATCACTTTTAAACTCTTTGTTAGCTATATCTATCAATGCCCCTAGCTTTTTACTGTACTTGTTTACATCTTTAATATAAAAGCCTATTATTACCCCATCTGATTCTAATAAACAATCTTCTTTTACGTTAGGTTCTATGTATTCACATCTTTTTCCTACCTTTCTATTGTGTTCTACTTTTTCTAATTTGATTTTTTCCATTCTATTATTTGTTTAGGGTTGTTAAATCTGATTTGTAATTCTGCTTTTGGGTGGCAACCTTTTTTCTTTTTATATCTAAAAAAATTTTGATATTTGTTCATCAGATATTCGCAATCAATTATTTTTCTTTCTACTCTTTCATCATAAGTTCCTATACCACCTTTTTCATAATGACCTGCTTTTGGTTTAATCCAAGCATTTATAAGAACACAGTTGTTTTTTATTAATTGTTCAGCACAATAACAAAAATCTTCCATAGCTTCTACATTTTCATCATAAGTTAATCCCTGATATTTAATTGCTACTGCCTTAGATATAACATACCCAACATTTTTATATTTTTTAGAATTAAAAAAGTAATTATCAACAGTTGCATAACCAATGTATTCAGCTTTAATGCTTTCTGCAATTTCTATATCTTTATATAATAAATCTATATATTCTTTTGCACTCATTTCTTGGTTAAATGTTTTTTGAGTTATCTCTTTATGATTGACATCAATTTTTTTCTTATCAAAATAATATTTATCGTTTACCCTTTTGAATGTTCTAATGTTGTCATCAAAAGATATATACCATTTACCTAACTCTGCTAAATTATTGATTATCCAATTCCTTTGATTAGTTATACCTTTTTTTGCGTTGGTTACTATTATGTTTTTTTCCTTAACAACACCTGCTTTGATATAATCACTTTTACATTTCTCTGTGTGTAATAAAACCTTATAAGGTATATTGTCTTCGTCTAACCATTTTGTTGTGCATATTGTTTCTGCCCTGTTATATGATGGTATGTAAATTGGTATCATAAATTCCTGAAAGCATTAAGAACAATCATACCTACATTTTTTCCATCTTTCCTTGCCTGTGTAATTAGGTCGTTAGCTTCATCATAGTTATCTGCTTCAAACTCTACTACTATCCCTCTTTTTACTGCTGAGGTTTTATCATCTAAAGTTGAACCTAAGTCTATGTCATCTAATATAGAATAATCAACTTCTTTTTCAGGTTGCCATACGTCCATTCCCCAATCTCCTAGCTTTGTATTATCCCATTCATTAGCTAATATACTCCAATCCCACTCTCCAAAACCCACATTGTCTTTAACAATAAACTCTTGTTTCTGTTCTTCTGTTAATCCTTTAGCTACTTTTACGTTTACTTCTTTCAGCCCTGCTTCAACACTTGCCTTGTACCTCATATTTCCCCCAAGAATTGTCATATCTTCATCTACGATTATAGGTCGCAGCTCTAACATTTCAGGAAAATCTTTTATTGACTTTACAAGTTTTTTAAATTTACTTTCTTTTATTATCCTCGGATTGCTGAGGTTTGGTTTTAACTCATTGATTTTTAGTTTCATAGTATATAATAGAATTAATTAGTATTTAGTTTAATCTGTCTTTTACCCCACTCCACATCTTGTCTTTTCTATTTGATAAGGTTGGTTCAGTTCTTTTAAGCGAAGGAAAACCACCAAATGCCTTTTCTATCTCTTGCATATATTCCCCACATTCAGGGCATTCAGTTCCAAGATTGACAACTTTTCCATCTATAACTTTCATAGTTACTTTGCTTAGTTCTTTTTGTATCTCACATTTATTGCATTGATATTTTAACATAGTATTTTATTTTAAATAAAGGAGAGCATAAAAACATTTAATAATTATTATGGCAATATGCCTACTCTCCTTTATATATGACTTATCCTTACATTCTTTTTTTTCTTTTTTTCTAATAATTTTATTTCATTATTCAAATGGTCTATAGCTTTTTGCAAACATTCATCAGGACTGTTGTGTTTCCTGTCTGAACGTAAGATATAAGTAAGTGCAGTAGCACAATTATAATTTAATTCAAAATCTTCTATAATGTCAAATGCTTTATAGCCATATACTTTTCCTTTATAATAGTTTGGGGTTTTATTTGTATTTTTCATATATTCTTTTTATTCCTTTAAAACAATCACTAAGACAAGTACCACAACTTGTTCCTGTGTCGTAGTTAGTTCCATAGATTGTATTAAATAATGTTATCATTCTTTTTTTAGTTGCTTGATTTTTTGCTATGCCTGTTTTTATATCTTCCCATATTGTTATTACTTCTTCTATTAATTCTTCAGGTATTCCTTCAGGTTGTTCTAGTTCTTTAGTCTTTAGCCAATACTTCTGTGGGCATTCCATTAAACTAATACGTGCCTTGATAGACATAAAACACAAACACACTTTACAACTTCCTGTAGGTCTAAAGTAATAATCACAACCTTTACAGATGTTTATTCTGTCTTTGTAAACCTCATCACTTACTAAAAATTTATTCATCTAGCAAGTCTTTTAGTTGTTCCCTAACCTTGTCTATAGTCGTGAACAAACTGTTCCTGCTTATGCCTGTCTTTTTTGCTAGTCCTGTCAAAGTGTTTCCTTCATAGTAGTATAGTTTAAACACATCTCTATCATACCAATAAAAATCATCTAATGCTTTGTCTATTAATTCTAACTTCTGCCATTGTTTATATTCTTCAGCGTTAGGAATATTGTATAAATGTTTTCTATTGTTATCGTCTTTTTCTATTATATCATAAGTTATATTAGTTGAACTTGTGTCAATATGTGTGTAGTATTTTTTATATTTATAATAATACGGACTACGTGTACTAGTGTAACTTCTTCTCAAGACTACTGCACCATATCTGATAATACCTTTTGTTCCATCTTTTTCATATATTGACGTTAAAGTATCAGGGTTCATCTGCATAAAATACAACATTAACTCCTGAACTGTTTCTTCTATTTCATTTATATCTTGCGTAAAAGTGTAGGACATCTCTATGAATGTCTTTCTACAATCTGCTACTGCTTGATATATTTTATTCATTATTATATTCTATATCTTTTAAATCTCTGACTAATAATTCTAAACTATTGTCTAACAATAATTTATATGATTTAATTATTTCTGAGTTATTTCTTGTAGATAATCCTGCAAAGTAACCATTAACCATTACCGAAGTATTTATAGGTATAATCATTAACCAATCATTCCAATTACCCATTGAAACATCTTCCCCATAACTATTATGATATTCAATAATTAGTTCTAGTACTTCTTTAAAATTTTGGTATTTTGTCTTTGTAGATATTTCTTTTGCAAAAGACATCATAAGGTTCAAATAATCATTAACAATTATTTGATGCATTGTATTTGCAAATATGGGTTTAGTCATATTCCAAATATAGAAAATATTTTATTCTAGATTTTTTTCTTTTATAAAGTTATTAACAAGGTTTTTGTAATAAGTGATTTGTTCTACATAATCAATCCTAGTCATTTTAATATTTAGCTTAGCCATTAATTCTAATTCTTCAGCAGTTCCTAAACCATACTTTGCATCAAGGTTTAAACCAAATTTATACTGTTCCCCCTGTTCAAACATATTACACTTAACACATTGTACTTGGCAGTTCTGTTCGTTCCACCTTGTGTAATGATGTCTGCGAGATTGAAAGTGTCCGTTCTGTAACTTCTTGTAATAATCAACTTTACCACAAGTAAAACATTGAGCCATTCCATAATC